CTCTAACAGCCCTGCCAATCGGACCTTTGCCTTTAGCAATACTATAAGCGGGCGAAAATGTTTCTAAGAAACCACCAATGTTTTTCTTCTGAGCATTTTTCTTCTGTTTTCTAAGACGATTCATAGCTTTTGGGTTGTCCCTGACAGTACGCTTCTTAGCGATAGCTTCTGGCTCACCTTTGACATACAGACCAAAGGAGTCCTTCACATCCTTGACCTGCCCCTTATAATAATCAGTCAATGACTCTTTAATTGACTTTGGCGGAGTTACCTTTTTACTTTTCTTCTTCATCTTATTCCCCTTTAACTGCTGCTGCATGGAAGCTCGCGATATTGTCATCGTAATTCCTTCCTGTGAACTCTTCCCACATTGGCCTCAACATGTTGTGAAGCTCATCAATCTTCTGACTATTGTCATCAATCTTTATAGACATGACAGCAACACTCTTATCCACACCTATTAGAGTGGACGATATCCAAGTCACCCCTGTGGCGCATATTCCCACAAAGGACACAAACAAAGTTCCAGCTATGAATTTAGAACTCAACATTTCCATCTCTTCCTAGCCTGCCGTAGCCTGCTATTTGGATTCTTTGCTGCTTTGGGGAACTGTTTCATTTGACCAGCAGAACGAGCGCAGAAAGATTTCCTGCGCTTCGCTGCTGCACTTCCGGGTTTTACCTTGCCTGTAACCGCTGTCTTGAGCTTGCTGCCGGGGTTTTTACGCCTATAGGCAGCAACGCCAGCCTTTGTCATGCCAGCGCCTGACTTGGTGGGACGAAAGTTCTTCTTGTTTCTGGGGGGCATCTTAGCCTTACGCTCTGCCATGATAACCCCTAAGAGAGAAACACCGTCACACTAGAACAAGCAGTCAGATCTAGGTACACATCTGTATTGAACAAGATTCCATTATCGGGAATGTTCACAGAAAATGTACTTCCAGTGCCAAAGGCAAGATCAAGCATAGTTGTGCCTCCAGAGCCGCCATCTTTGAGAACGACTTGAGGGCTTCCTGATCCTGCTGTCACCACTTGGATCTGACGCACCCTAGCGCGACCATCAAACACAGTCGCGTCAGCGGTTTTTGTTACTGCGAATACATCAGACATCGCCATTACAGCCTCCTATATTAGCTGTCAGCGAAAGGTGTAGCCTCAGTGCCAGTGCCTACAAGCATAGCCTGAACAAGGTACACGTTGTCTTTTACAGCAGTAATCTCAACGTAAGATCCCTTGTCTCCGCCTGTTGTTCCACCATTCAATGAAATAACATCGTTTGATGCAGCAGGCGCAAAGCTAGAATTTGTTCCATCTGCCACGTTGATTACCGTTGCAGATCCTACAAACTTGTCTGTTCCGTCTGTTTTGATGTCACAGTCAGTACAGTCAGTTTCAATATAAAACCGATAAACAGCACCAAAGTGGTTGTTTACACTAGGATCATCATCTCCAGCACTTGCTCCTTTGGAGCCTGATGCAATGGTTGGCAGAGTGATAGCACCGTCAGCATCGTTGACAGTCATCAATCGTCCAGCATGATCTGCGAAGGTAAGCGTTGTCTCTGCGGTAATGTCAATTACCGAATCCGGCCCTGCGGTTATAAAACCACGGCGAGAGCGTACCGGACCTGAAAAGGTTGTATTAGCCATGAGGAACTCCTTGTCTTGGCCAGTGTCAGCATTACGCTGTCAAGGTTCTTAATAAGTATACACAAAAAAGGGCGGTGTGAAACCGCCCTTCTTGTTTTTTTGCATAAAAGTTACTTGTAACTTTTAAATGCCTGTATCAGCCCCCTGCGGAACCGAACATACCGAGCGGATCGGAAACACCGAAGCTGTAACGCTCACGGGCTTTATACCGAACATTACCAGTGTCGAAGTCACCATCCATTGATGTCGCCATTGGCGTCCTTACAAAGTGCTTCATTCCATTTGGAACGTCAGTAGTAAGGAAGAACGCATCAGCGTCAGTCAGATAGTGATTAACACGATAACCCTCTGGGATAGAACCATTAGAGCGAATAGCGTTCAGATCGTTATCGGCTGTGCCGACACGCAGATCTGTTTCAAGCAAACGAGTTGCAACAAACATCAATCCGGGCGGTACAATCAACTTACGAGGACGGGCTGCAATCAGAAGGCCGCGCTCATCTACATAAGCTGCGATCTTGATTACTGCGTCTTCCAGTGATGTCTCGTTCAGATCAACATCTGTTGTAGGACGGTTTGCATTGTTTCCACCAGCTACAGTCGGGTGTGCAGTGCTAAACAGAGTTACACCATCTCCAGAATTGAAGGTGGTAAAGCCATTGTTCAACAAGGCAGCAGCCTTGACTTGCTTGGTGTACGCCATAGCCCTTGCAAGAGCCTTGGTGTAACGAGCCGAAAGAGCATCGTACAGGTTATCTTCCATGGCCTCTTCGGTCACAGAAAAGCCCATTGCAACCGTTTCGTGGTTGTAACGAGCAGTGTACGACTCTTGCGCGGAATCGAAGCTGATAGCCGAACCTTCAGGCTTAACTGGCGCTGCGCCAAAGCCTGACAGTTTAACTTCCTCTTCAAAGCTACGCTCTGAGTTCTCCGTTTCGTAGATCTCAGCATGCTCGTTTTCGTACTTTTCGTACTCAAGACCGAACAATGCGTTAAGACCGGGGAGTAGCTCCTTCAGGAGTTGTGCGCGTGTAATAGCCATTTTCTACTCCTTACGCTGAGCCAGTTGTTGATGAATGCTGATGGTAATTAAACTTACACACCAGAACAGGGAAAGACGTACCCTTTTCATCGCCCTGATCACCGCCAAGATAGTCGATGATGCGAATTGGAAGCTGGGGATCTGTTCCGATCTCCGAGATATCCAATGCAACACGGCTGATCTTCAGCGAAGTGTTTGGAGCGGTTTGAATAAGGGCTGTGTTCTTGCCATAAACATCACCTGTGTTTGTCGGCGCACCATCAGCTTGGATAGTGAACAAGACATTAGGATCATCTACGACATACGCCATAATATCAGAAGCTGCTGTGCTTGCTGGATATAGTTGGCTAAACGTCTTTTGGTTAGTGTTCGGATCTGTGTACGAACACCCAAGGAAAACACCAACCATATCGATTGCGGTTGATGTGTCCCCTGTACCGGACTGCTTTTCGATTGTAGTTGCGGTTCCACCGTCAACTAGCTGTACGATATCTCCTGTTGCAATCGCAGTACCATATCCTGAAGCGATAGGATACTGGCGGAAAGCCTCAAGAGAACCGCTGTCTAAACGACCAATCGGGCGCAGACCGAAGGGAGCGGCTGCTGAAGACATATCTCTCTCCTTCTAATCAAGCCATTTTAACAATGGTAAGCGCCCCATAAAGGTTACTTACCAAACGAAGTTTTTGTTGTGCGTTCTGGGTTTAGAACGGGCATTCTTGGGTCAGATTGGCGAAGATAACTATTATCAACAGCATCTATTTGAGATTGATTCATCTCTTTGTGCGCCTCTTCTCTTGACTCAACATATTCTGTGGAGTTTTCGCAAAGTAGCAAACCTCCAACCTCAACATTTCCCTGAAACCTAGAGTCGTGGTCAGGTATTACCTGTAGTTCGGGATGATCTTCTGCCTTAACCGGAGTCCACCCATTACGAAACTTTCCAGATACATTCTTGTTATCAGCCTCACCCATGATTGAGGTGCGAACCCAACGGTACTCAGTACCCTCTTTCGGTTCGGGGTCAGGAAGATTTGAAGGTCTCTGCCAGCTTTTCTTGCGCTCAGTCTTGTCTCTTGACTCGCTTGAGCGAGGTGTACGATTAGACATTAGATGCCTCCTTCATAAGTTGCGCCGCGTATTGCTCTGGGGACAGACCAAGCCTCTTGGCGAGAGAAACTTGGGTTGAGGTTAACTGCACTCTGCGCGGTTTTTTTGCACTCCTATTAGCGGGGGCAACCACGTTACCAGTCTGACGGGGCGGTGCTTCCTCAACTTCTACCTCATCAAACTTGTCTGGAAATCTTTTTCGCATAGCCTCATCGACTGCGCTATAATAATCCTCTACCCTTTCTGGGTTTGCTGGATCAATACCATTCTTTTTTAGCTTCTCATGAACACCAAAGGCAAATCCAGTCATTTCTTCATCACTGCCAAACCACTCATTTTCTGATGCCCACTGCTTTGTGCGGTCATCAACCTCATATTTTTGTTGTTGTGCTGGCTGCGCTTGAGGAACTGGAGTCTCTTGCTGTCTCTTGACTGGCTTATAAGATTCTACCTTGAACTTCTCATTTTGCAGGGCTGTAAGTTTTTCCTGAGCATCAATGAGTTTGTCAGGATCTCCTGTTTCATACGCTTCTTTGTACGCAGCTTTTGCAGTATTTATCTGAGCTTCTACACGGCCCTTTGCCTGCTCAACAAGAGTAGACTCACCCTCTTCAAGGGTTTTTCTTAACCTGTTATTTTCTTCTTGGACCTTTTGGGCATAAGAAACAGCCTCTTCACGTATGCGTTGAGCTTCTTCTTTTGCCCTGCGCTCTTCGTGATATTCATATTTAATCTGTTTAATGCGTTTCTGAACATTCTCGCCATAACTAGAGACCTCGTCATCATTACTGACATGTGTCTCTTTTTCAGCCTTTTTATTTAAATGCTCACGATCTTTTTCTGGAGTATCATCGATTATATCGATTTCCAGTTCTCCAGACTCAACAACATCTACCTCATTCTCATTGGGTAGATCATCAAATTTTTCTGCGGGGTTCGTACTCATGCTCTTGTATATCCTCTTGGGTCTTCGACAACTGCCTCAACAGTGTCATCATTGATCAAACGAAATTCCTGCTTATCAATCTTAAAACGTGTGCCTGAATACGATCTGAAGATAACAAAATCACCTTCTTGGCAGTAAGGGCCATTGGGAAACTTGTCCTTATCCATATACGCATCAGGGCCAGCTTTGACTACGAAGCCAATAACTGAAGCTGTTTGCTCTGCTGATTTAAGGGAATCTGGCATATAAACGCCGGTATCCGTTTTCTCTTTTACCTCTAAAGGCTTTATTAAGAGTTTGTAGCCCGTAGGCTCTGGTATTTTAGTTGCGACCTTTTGATCGACTTCCTTTGTTGCAGAATACATCTGTTTTCCTTGCAGTGATTGAGGTTCACAGTACCTTGCGGTGCTAACCGTATTAACTATCTTGAAGCAATTTTTCTAAATCTAATACATCTCTCTCTACTAAAGCAAGTGCTTCTACCTTGCCAACAAGTCGCATATATGATTCGTAGTTCTCACAGCCTCCTCCTGCCATGTGATCTGCGATATGATTCATATACTCCCTAATCTTTTGTCTAACTGATTCTAGCTCATTCATTTTCGCTAACTATCTCCCTAGCTATTTCACGCCCAAGCTCTATACCGTCTCTAATGTCCTCTCGACGAATATTTTCTGCATCTTGAGCGATTTGTACACCGAGCCTAGCGCCTTCACGCTTCTCTTCAGACTCGATACGATCCTTCTGCACTTCAACATTTGCAGCTTTAGCCTGAGCTTCTGACTGCAATTTAGCAACATCAAGCTGTTTTTTATGCTCAAACTCCGCTTCTTTCAAGGCTAATTCACGCTGCTGGATTTGAGTAAGTGGGTCTTGCTGTTGTTTCATAGCTTCTTCTTGAGCCATTTCGGCCTGATCTTTCTTCAACAGCTTTGCCGCTGCCTCAGAAGCAAGGCGAGAAATCTCAATCTCAACATCTTCTGGCAAAGGCTTTTCCTCATCCGGCATGCCAACACCAAGATTTTTCTCAATCTCTTTACGGTACTGGAATGCCACATGCTCTGTAACATGGGCGGCCATAGCTGCTTGTATCGCCCCAGCAAATGGACTCTGCCCAACGATCTCTTGGAGCTTTGGATCTTGTGCCGCAGCCAAATGAACTTGGATGTGAGCCTCGTGATCCTGATACTTAAATGCTTTGACAGGCTCTTGTTTCAACATAGCCATATTTTCTGTAACCGGATCTGCTGGCTTGATGTCATCTGGCAGCTTGATGATTTCATCAGCATCCTTAATGCCAAGAACCTCTAGCATCTGCCTGTGTAGCTTGCCCATATCATACAGATTAGGAGCCTGCTGCGCTAACTGAAGCGCCGCTTGATATTGAACAACCCTCTGAGACATTGTGGCTGCATTTGGATCAGACACTGGAACCACATCCACACGGTCATCAAAATCTTTGCGGCGATCAAACTCTCCGTCCATCTCATAAGCGTACTCTGATGGCATGTAATCTTTGATTACAACAGAAAGCAAACCTAATTCTCTTTTGAGTGCAGCATGTAGTCTGGCTTGAACACCAGACATTACTTTCATGCTTCGCTCCATCAAAGCGAGTGTTGTCCCTACTGGCGCTTGTGGATTGAGGTTTCCAACTTGTACATCCGCAACGGAGCCAACCCTTCTCCCCTCTTCGACAATGTTTCCGAGCAGTTGATATAAAACTGAGGACGGCTCCTTGTAAGGAAGGAATGCAATCGAATCCCTGATTGCACCACCCGGTACGTCCACATCGCTGAACTCACCCGGCATGAGAGGCGAATCATCACCTTTAATCCGAAGACCCCTAGCTTTGAGGCCAGCAGGAAGATTAGACAACGTACCCGCATCAATAAGTTGACGAAGTATCGATGTGGCACTTTTAGCAAGACCACCGATAAGGTGGATAAGGCCTGTTCCATAAAAACCAAGCCCCGGCAAATAACGGTAATGTACAAAGTGCTGCCTTTTACGCTTCTTGGGATCATCCTCATACCAGTTCCTTCTCACTGAAAGAATAATCTTCGATGACTTATCAAGTGTGAC